GCTTAAGCCCACCGCCGACGGCACTGGCCAGTACATCAAGATGCGCTTGGACATCACCGGTCCAACGCACCAAGGCCGGGTGGTGTTCTCAAACCTCAACATCAAGAACGCGAGCGCCAAGGCAGAGGAGATCGGACGCCAGCAGCTTGGCGACATCATGCGCGCCATCGGCTTGGCCAAGGTGACCGACACCGACCAGCTCATTGGTGGCAGCCTCAACATCAAGTTGTCGATTCGTGCCTCGCGCCTGGACGAGAAGACCGGCAAGACGTACGAGGCCAGCAACGAGGTCAAGGCCTACCGCGCCATCAGCGGTGGCGCTGCGCCTACCTTCAAAGGCGCGTTGTCTGCAGCGCCAGCGGCTGCCGCCCAGACCGCTGAAGCCGCACCGGCAAAGCCTGCCAAGGCCTCGCCGCCTTGGGTCAAGAAGTAAGCAAAGAAAAGCCCCAGCCTCTTGCGGAGGTTGGGGCAAATGGCAACTACATGAAGGAGAACCCAGTGAAGATTCCCGAATCAGAGCATACCATTCAGGCCTTGATTGACAAGGCGCACGAGGCAAAGGCTGAGCAGCCCAGAGGGCACATGGGCTGCAGCCAGTTGGGCCACCCTTGCGACCGATGGCTATGGCTGTCGTTTCGCTGGGCTGTGCAGCCCAAGTTCCCTGGCCGCATCCTGCGTTTGTTTCGCAGGGGCCAGATGGAGGAGGCCACCATCGTGTCCGACCTCAGAGCCATCGGCATGGACATTCGCGGCACCTCGGGCAAGCAGACCCGAGTCGATCTTGGCTGCCACGTGTCCGGCAGCCTGGACGCCATCGTCGAGTCTGGCGTGCCGGAGGCACCCAAGAAGCGCCACATCGCCGAGTTCAAGACGCACAGCAAGAAGTCGTTTGATGACTTGGACAAGCACGGGGTCGAGAAGTCCAAGCCCGAGCATTTTGTGCAGATGCAGCTCTACATGCACGGCACCGAGATCGACCGCGCCCTGTACTTGGCTGTCTGCAAGGACGACGACCGCATCTACACCGAGCGCGTGGCCTACGACAAGGCTGTGGCCATGAAGGCCATTGAGCGTGGCCACCGGCTGGCGCTGGACGACCACATGCCGCCACCGATCAGCACGGACCCGAGCTGGTACCAGTGCAAGTTTTGCGACGCGCACGAGTTCTGCCACGAGAGCAAGACCACCAAGCACGTGAACTGCCGCACCTGCGCGCACAGCACGGCCACCAAGGCCAGCGAGTGGCACTGTGTGCGCTGGGATGCTGTGGTGCCGCTTGAGGCCCAGCACACCGGCTGTGAGGGCCATGTGCTGCACCCTGACCTGGTGCCCTGGCAACGCCAAGACGGGCCGGACGATTTCACGGCTGTTTATGTGGTTGGCGGTGTGACCGTGGCCAACGGAGACCCAGAGATTGAGGGTGTTTACAGCAGCAAGGAATTGCTGATCAATGCTGCTGCCTGCGCCAGCGGTGATTCGTTCATTGCCGAGATGCGCAGGGACTTCGGCGGGAGGATTGTGGGATGAAAACTGACAAAGAAGTATTGCAGCAAGCACTTGATGCCATTCACCTGTGGCATTGGACGGGCGAAACTCATCTGTTTGAGCCAGCGCACGATGCCCTGCGCGAGAGGCTGGCGCAGTGGGATGCGCTTGACCGCATGGCCGAGAACGCCAGAGAGTTGGGGCTGGACTATGAACCAATGCAACCCTGTGCCGGTCGCAACTGCGGCAGCACCAACTCCAACCTGCACTCGGCTGAATGCTTTGAGGACTATGACAAGGCAACGGGAATGGACCAGCTTCAGACGCTGATGGATGAGCGAATTGAGAGTGTGCGGCATATGCGCAATGTGCAAGGCTACGACGGCAACTGGAACTATGACCCTTACATGCAAGGGCTGTACAACGGGCTTGAGTTTGCGCTGTCGCTGCTTGAAGTGCGTCAACCTGAATTCAAAGATGCGCCTGCAACATGGCTTGGCGACATTAGGGTCAATCGAGACAAGTTGAGCAGCGCATCCGCGCAAGACATCAAGGTGCAAGAATGACATTTAAATGCCCTGAAAAGTACCGTGTGCAGATGCCTGGTTACCCTGCAGGCGACAATCGCAACGGCTGCTTCATCGTTCCGCTGAAGCACCAGCAGAAGCTGCGCATCATCGCCAGCGACGGTTTCGGCTGGGAGCACGTGAGCGTAAGCCGCCGCGACCGCTGTCCAACCTGGGACGAGATGTGCCAGATCAAGGCGCTGTTCTGGGACGAGGACGACTGCGTGATCCAGTATCACCCACCGGCCAGCGAGTACGTCAACAACCACCCCAACTGCCTGCACCTGTGGCGACCGATTGGCGTGTCGCTGCCGATGCCGCCCAGCATCATGGTTGGCTTCAAGGACTGACGCCATGCTGAGAGACTACCAACAACGCACCATCGACCAGCTTTATGCTTGGTTCGAGGCTGGTGAGTCAGGCAACCCTTGCCTGGTGCTGCCGACCGGCTCGGGCAAGAGCCACATCGTCGCCGCGCTGTGCAAGGATGCCTTGCAGAATTGGCCGGAGACCGTGGTGCTCATGCTCACGCATGTCAAGGAGCTGATCGAGCAGAACGCCGAGAAGATGCGCCAGCATTGGCCTGGTGCACCTCTTGGCATCTACAGCGCCAGCATTGGCAAGAAGCAGCTCGGCGAGCCGATCACCTTTGCAGGCATCCAGTCGGTGCGCAGCAAGGCCAAGGAGCTGGGCCACATCGACCTGGTGCTGATTGACGAGTGCCACCTGGTCAACCACAAGGACGAGGGTGGCTATCGCAAGCTGCTGGCCGAGCTGAAGGCCATCAATCCGCACTTACGTGTGATTGGCCTCACGGCAAGCCCATACCGTCTTGGGCATGGCCTGATAACGGACAAGCCTGCGATGTTTGATGCAATTATTGAACCAACAAGCATTGAGGAGCTGATCTTCAAAGGCTACCTGGCCACGCTGCGCAGCAAGGTCACCAAGGCCAAGCTGGACACCACTGGCGTGCACAAGCGTGGCGGGGAGTTCATCGAGTCCGAGCTGCAGGCCGCTGTGGACACCAAGGACAACAACGAGCGCGTGGTGCGCGAGATCGTCGAGCTGGCAGGGGAGCGCAAGGCGTGGCTGGTGTTTTGCACAGGTGTCAAGCATGCCCAGCACATCGCCGCAGTCCTGCGCCAGCATGGCGTGGCTGCTGAGTGCGTGACGGGCGAGACGCCAAAAAAGGAGCGCGAGCGCATGCTGGCCGACTTTAAGGCCGGACGGCTGCAAGCCCTCACCAACGCCAACGTGCTGACCACCGGCTTCGATTACCCAGACATCGATTTGATCGCCATGCTGCGCCCCACCATGAGCGCGAGCCTGTACGTGCAGATGGCAGGCCGGGGCATGCGGGTGAAGTCGCACATCGATCACTGCCTGGTGTTGGACTTCGCCGGGGTGGTGGCCACCCACGGGCCGATCACCGCTGTGCAGCCGCCCAAGAAGGCCGGAGAGGGCAACGGTGAGGCACCGGTCAAGGTCTGCGACAACTGCGGGGAGCTGTGCGCCATCTCGGTGTCTGCATGCCCTGCCTGCGGCCATCCGTTTCCCGAGCCGGAGCGCAAGAAGCTGGAGCTGCGCAACGACGACATCATGGGGCTGGAGGGCAGTGATCTGGACGTGACAGCCTGGTCCTGGCGCAAGCACGTCAGCAAGGCCAGTGGCAAGGAGATGATCGCCGTGACCTACTACGGTGGCCTGAGCGATCCGGCCATCACCGAATACCTGCCGATCTTGCACGAGGGGTATGCAGGGCAGATGGCCATGCAAAAGCTGGTCAACATGGCCGAGCGCAGCCAGATCGTACCTGGTGGCCTGAACGTGCAGTCGCTGGAGGAGATGGTGGCCAACATGAATCAAACGCAACCACCGGCCAGCATCGAGTTCAAGCGTGATGGCAAATTTTTCAGAGTGATGAAAAGGATATGGGAGTGAGAGGCCGCGCCCTGCCGCACTATGGCAAGCTCGGCGTGGCCAGCCTGTCCAGCGAGGTCAAGGCCATCTGGTACAGCCGGCACATCGAGCCAGAGCCGTGCGAGCCGATTGATTTCTGGTGGCCGATGCAGACCGATCCTGATCTGTGGATCAGGCAGGACTTTGCGCGTCGCCTGGTGGCCATCACGCCGCTGACCGAGCAGGAGGAGCAGGTGGTCATCTTGTGCGTGTTGGACAACTGCACGCTGCGCGAGGCAGGCGAGGTGATGGGCCGCACGCAGGAGCGTGTGCGCCAGATTCTGATGAAGGCGATGCGCAGGTTTCGCAAGCACCAGTCAGAGCTGACTGGCGTGCCGATGTGGGAATTAGACGACAGGGTGATGCCCTGGTTTTGGTGGCGACATGAACAAAGGAGAAAGACATGAGAGTTTTTATTGATGGGGAATGGAACAGTTACGGTGGCGAGTTGATTTCTCTGGCGCTGGTTGCTGAGGACGGAAGGTCGTTTTACCGCGTGCTTGGCTGCACCAGCCCAGACCCGTGGGTTGCTGAAAACGTCATGCCAAAGCTGCATGAAGATTGGGTCACGCTGGATGTTTTGCAAAGTTGGCTTGAGGTGTTCCTCAATCAGTTTGACAGCGTGCACATCATTGCCGACTGGCCGGAGGACATTATGTGGTTCTGCAAAGTGCTGGTCACCGGACCAGGCACACGGCTGAACACGCCGCCATTGACGATGCAGGTCTTGCGAGTGGACACGATTTCCAGCAATCCGCACAACGCACTGGCCGATGCGATGGCGTTGCGCGATTGGTACGTCAACGTGGACATGAATTCAGTCAGGAGCGAATCATGAACAACCACACACCAGGGCCGTGGAAGGCCGTCTATGTGGGCTGCAGTGACTGGGACTTGAACGGCCCAGTCACAGAGCAAGACTGGAAGCTGGCTGCTGCTGCGCCTGATCTGCTGGCTGCGCTGCAGGCCATCGTGAAGTCCCTGGTCGATCAAGACGACGAGGGGATGATTGAACACGCGCAGCAGATGATTGACGCCCGCGCCGCCATCGCAAAAACAACAGGAGGCCAACCATGAGCACCAGACCACCAGAGCCGGAGTTTTTGATTCAGTGGCGTGAGTGGGACAAAGCTGGGCCACCCAAGTGCTGCCACACCTGCGAGCACTACGGGGTCGATGGCCTGTGCGTCGAGTTCTTCATGACGCCGCCCGAGGAGTTTGCGGCCAGCATCGATGCCTGCGACAAGTGGGAGCTTGAATGTCCGTTCTAGATCGCATCCCCACCGAGCATGAGGAGCAGCGCGAGCTGGTGCGCTGGTTTCGCCAGACTTGGCCAGGCGTGCGCATCTTTGCCATCCCGAACGGTGGAGCGCGCAGCAAGGCCACTGCTGGCCGACTGAAGGCCGAAGGCGTGAGCAGTGGCGTACCTGACCTATTCGTGCCTGCCTGGGGGCTGTGGGTGGAGATGAAGCGCACCAAAGGCGGCAGCCTGAGCGCCGAGCAGAAAGACTGGATTAAATATCTGGAAAGTGTGGGATTCTGTTGTATAGTGGGAAAAGGTGCGGAAGATGCCAAGGGGCAGATCAGCGCCTTTTTTAACCAACGAAAGAACACACCATGAGCACTCGCATTTACGTTGTCACCGACATCGAGACCAGCCGCCACCGCCTGATCCGCGCAAGCAACCAGGCGCAGGCCATCCGGCATGCAGCCCAGACACGCTTCGACATCGAGGTGGCTGGCCAGGAGGACTTGGTCAGCCTGCTGACCAACGGCATCCCCATCGAGCTGGCCGGTGCAGGTGCCACCGCCGATATGTTCGAGGACGCGATCACCAACGCCGGAGGCACCGACTGATGGCCACCGACAAGACCAAGGACCGCTGGATGACGATCCGCATCCCACCGGACGTGGAGTTGGCGCTGCGCCGCCAAGCCGAGGCCGACACGCGCACCCTGGCTGCCCAGGTGCTGCACTACATCAAGCAGGGGCTGGCCGACGAGGGCAAGAAAGTGGCTGCATGAAAAAGCAGATCAAGATCAGCATTGAGACCCTGATGCACAAGTGGCCAGTGTTCGCTGTTGGCTTTGCCAATGGCGAGTTCTTTTTGTCGCTGTGGCTGCTGGACGTGCGCATCTGGAGAGGGTACTGATGAAGTGCCCTGTTTGCGGCACCTGGACGCTGGTGAAAGAGACTCGCCAGCGTCCAGACAATGCCAAGTACCGACGCTATGAATGCGCCAACATGCACCGCTTCACGACGCTCGAAACGGTGGTCAAAATCATTGTTGCAAAAGAACCAAAAGATTAGGGTTTGTCCTTAGTTGCATGAATCGTGGGAAATCGTGGTAAGATGCAGTCATCGCAACCAACCAGCAAGGAGCTAACCGTGAGCAAACTGATCGAAACCTACCGCAAGTGCCCGACGCCTTCAAACAGGGCCAAGCTGCAGACTTACCTGCAAAAGCACATGATGGCTGCCTGCATGGCCACGCCTGAAGAGATCGCCTTCTTGAAGGCCAATGAGTTCAAAGTCTGAGGAGGCCACCATGCAACTCAAACGCTACCAAGTCATCCTGGCCGTCATCGGCCTGGTGATCGCAATGGGCATCGTCGGCCAGTCCGACTTTGAGGAGGCCGAGCGCCAGCAGGCCGAGTACTGCGAGATGGTCAAGCTGTGGAAGCAGACCAAGGGCCAGTCAGGCTGGCCAGCCTACAACGGTGAGGGGATATGCAGATGACCTGCAACCAGAATTGCCGCCACGGCCGGGACTGCAACTGCGCAGGCTGGCATGTGGTGCCGCTGAACGATCTGCGTGAGCACGAGACCAACGGCAGTTGCTTTTGCAAGCCGACGCTGGACGATGGTGTGTGGGTGCACCACTCGATGGATGGCCGGGAAGCCTTCGAGACAGGCGAGCGTCAGCCGTCTTAGGAAAATTGCCTGGTGCCTGCCTTGTCGATGATCAGCGCCTGCTTGCGGGGGCTGACATCGACGCTGTTGGGCACGCTGATGTGCGTCCAACGATCAAACTCACGAATCACCTGGTCGTAGCTAATGCCACTGGCCACGATCTTGCGCACCACTTCGTCAGGGGTCATGCCTGGCACCTTAAAGTCGGCAGCGCAGCCGAGCCGATGCTGACTGGTGTCTTTGCTGCCCACTGCATCATTGACCAGCTTTGTGCGCAGGCCAGACGAGATCATGATGGGCTTGCCGCCCATCACCACCTTGACCTGCTCCAAGAAGTCAGCCAGCCTGGTGAGGTTGGCCAGCTCGGTGTCATTGGGGCTGTTGTCCCAGCCGTTGCGCTCTGCGGTCTCTGAGGCCGTCAGCTCTTCCAGGGTGAAGTGAGGAGTCAGGTTCATTTGCGTGCTTTCATGTCCATGATTTTCTCAAGTGTGCGCCCACCAAAGTAAAACGACATGATGAGCATTCCCCACTGGCCCAGCAGCTCGACATAGGACTGGTTGGCGTTGTGGCCGTAGGCACTCATCATGGCAAAGATGAAATACGCCACCAGGATGAAAATCAGGGTCATGGGCCGGATGTTTTTGGACAGCCATGAGTCGCTGCCCATGTCGGCCTTGTGGCGCTCGGTGATATTGCCCTGCTCGGCCTTGTACAGCTCGGTGTCGTTGGCCATCTTGGCCAGCTCACCGTCCTGGGCCATCTTCGCCAGCTCAAGCTGGGCCTTGGCCTTGGCCTCCGGGTCTGGGATCAGCTTGTCAATGAGTTTGCCACCAACAGAAAGAAGCGCGTCACGTCCGAGCATTGCTTACCCTTTCAGGTCAAAACTTAGGTTGGGGTGGCGCGGGTACTGCACGACGCGCTCACCCTCGGGGCATTTGTATTTGATCGTCGCCAGCAAGGTGGCGCTGCCAGCCGCAATTTTTTCCTTTTGCACCAGGGTAAGCTGGTACGTGAAGGTGTCAATCTCTGGCCCTGCTGGGCCGCTGAACTTGCTGGCCGTGGTCGTCGCTGCATGAATCATCCCCGCTGCGTCACGGATGCTGGGCGTGAAGCTCTCGACAGAGCAATCATCACGCTTTTTGATTCTCGCAACTGTGACGTTGATCGGCTTCCCGGCCTCGGCCACGATCTTGAAGTGCTCTGGTGCCCATTCCAATATGGCTCGATCAAACCAGCCGAACTTGTCGGCCAAGGTGTAGCTGCCGCCCAGCGCCGCAACGCTTGCGGCAATTGCCCCAATGGCTTTGGTGAGGTCAATCATCAAACCCCCAGCATCTTTTTCAACATCTCCGCAGCAAAGCCTGGGCCGAGCAGCGTCACGGCAATGAGCGCATAGAGGATGTACTCGATGCGGCTCATGCGCTTGCTGCCCGACTCAAACGACTTTTGGATGGCCTCGTACCTCAGTGCACAAATTTCCTCGTGCGTCTGCAGTCGTGCATCGGTTGCATCGACCTGATTCATTACAACCCCTGGCCTGGCGTGATGTAGACCGTGGCTGCTGCGCTGGACAGGCCGCTGAAGAACGTGGTCTGGTTGAAGCGCAGAATCTCCACGGCACCGGCCACCAGCACGATGGCTGCCGATGGCGTTCCAGCCACAGGTGCCACAGCATTTGCAGCGGCCTCTGCAGCGGTGCTACCTGTGCCCAAGAACACCGTGGTGTTGCCTGCATTGATGAATCGAAACTGACCTGCGTTCTGCGGGTCGAACTTTTCATAGACAGGCGCTTGGATGCCAGTGGGGGCTGAGGTTGTGGCTGCTACGACTGCGGTCTTGCCGAGGGGGGCGAATGCAATTTGTGAATTGGTGGACATGTCAGACTCCTTGTGCAGCAATGGCTGCCTTGTACGCTGCAATCACGTCAGCAGTGTGCGTGGCAGAGCAGATGGCTTGCACACGAGCATCTTCGCCACTGTAGTCATCACCTGGGGCAACGACATGACGGTGGAAGTTACCACTGATCTGTTTTCCGTCTTCCATGATGGCAGTCTTGGTGCGTACTTGAACGCATCCGTTTTCGACCACTTCGATGCGGTCAACAATTTCAATTTTTTCTAAAGCCATTTTGATCTCCAATCAAAACCAATCTCTGGTCATCCGGGCCAGTACGGATTAAAACAAAAATTAAACTGTAAAAGTGATCGTGCCAGTAACATCTACACCAGTTCCACCAGCAAAACTGTTGTCGTAATACCGAACGATTGCGGAAGCTGCGCCTGCGCTGGCAGCAACGCTGCCTTGCTGTCCAGTAACAGCATTTTCCCTAAATGTTCCACAATCTTGCCCCACTGCTGTAAACGGCAAACTGATTGTCACGTTTGACCCAGCGGTTCCGGCATTGGCGACGGTGTACCTAAATGTCGCAACAACGGTATTCCCAATTTTTGTATATCGAGCAACCTGTGGTGTTACAGAGGTGAATGCTCCTGATCCAGGGGTAACAGTCAAAGCCCAAGTGCCTTCTTCGTAGTCATCCAGCAGCTCACTGGTCATTCCTGTTGCATGGCTGTCTGCTGAAAAGTCGATGCCTTTTCCAGCTGTGCCGATAACAAGGTTTCCAGCAACAATGGTCTGGTCGCCTGTGCGAGATGATGGGAATCCAACAGTTTTCAACATGACTGATCCTTATGAGTAGTTCGAGGTTTTGACAAATGTAGGGTTGACAGCAGTTACGGTTTGCCCAGCAGCTGTGGTCAAAACAGTCCTATCGACGTTCAAAGTATTTCCAGCAACATCACACACGACGAAATAACGATTTGTCCCGCCTGATCCAACACCAGTGACGTTGATTCGTTGACCAGCCAAGAACTGCGTTCCGTCTGTCACAGTCAGGGTGTATTCACCAGCCGTGCCACTTGCCGTTGCTGTGAAAGTTGCAAAGCAGCCTGGTTCACTGCACACATACTCTGGTGGTCTTCCAGCAGCAGGAATAGTTGCAACTCGATCAAAAGCTCGGTAAATACCGGTCGTTGGCGTTGTTGTCACCATTCCAGGCAAGGTGTTCGACGCAAAGTATGGCGACGTTGTGTTGATAAGACTTTCAGGCTTGGTATTGATATTGTTGAGAATAAAAATACCGTCAAAACTGCGGCCAAATGCAACAGTAATATTTGTTGCGGTTTCACGCGGAATTGCAATAAACCGATTGTTTTCAATGCGCAATTCTTTAGAGGTAATTGTCCCACCACCTCCGGTGAAAACAATGTCGTCCGATTGTGTGGACACGTTTCCACCAAAAGTGTTTCCGACAATACGCACATTGTCAGACTTGCCTGTGGAGTAAATGGCTGTGAACTTGTAGTTGAAGTAATTGTCAACGATGTTGACTTCTTCCACTTGGTCAGCCCAGATCGGGTAGTGCGTGTCATCGGGAGCATTCAACATTGAGATGGTGTTGCCGGAAATATCCACGTTGTACCAGTAGCCATCTGATGGATCTACATACGAAAGCCACACTGCTCGGCTGGAAACTCCGCTTGTGTAGGTTGCTCCAGCAATGACGTTGTTGACGATTTTTACATCATAGCTGATGCCGATGGTTGGCAATGGGTAATCAGGGAAGGCAACAGAAAAACCGCTTGGAGAGCCGTCATCTCTGAGTTCTGCTCTCAACTTGATTGGGTTCAACCCACCGTCAATGATGACGTTGTTAGCGATCACAATTCCACTTCCACCCGCATGACTAATGGCAGCCGAATCACAGTTCTCAAAATGGTTGTTCGTGATGACCACGTTGTCGCAACCATACCAAAGGCTGTGGCCGACGTTGACAACCTGCGACAGTGGGATCTGGTACTGGTCAATGAAGTGATTGGAATCAACCAACACGCTCTTGGTGTTGTTGATGTTGATCGTTGAAAACTTGGTGTTCTTAAAGAACGAGTTTGTCAACGTCAAGTGACCACCAGTCACCATGAAGGCCGTGTGAGAGTCTGGAATAGCTGCGGTGTTAATCTCCGAGCATCCGTCAATGATCGTCCACGCCTCGCTGGTGTAAGGGTAGTAGACATCCACTTGCTCGTAGTGGTTGTCGCGCAGTTGGCAGTTAAAAAACTGCGTGTACTCTGTATCCGTGTCGTTGCGAACTGTGATGGCTTGAAAGTGCCTGTCGTAGACAGACTTCGATGTGCCGTCCCAATCGCTTGAGTACTCAATTACCCGCACATTCTCAAACGTCAATCGGTTGACGTTGTAGGTCAAGACGAGTGCGTATTCATGACCATCACCAACACCTGGGCCAGTACCCGAACCATCAAGCGTCATGTCACGGAAAACAACTTCATCCAAACCATCGTCAGTGGTAAACAGGTTGTTTGAGTACAACAAGTTGTCTGACAAAGTAGTCGGTACGGATTTGATTACCGTGGACTCCATGCCATCGCCATACAGCACAATGGATGCTGGAATGGTCACACCGACACCGGCGGTTGCTTGAATTTTGTACGTTCCTGCTGGAAAGTAAACAGCAGACGCACCAGCATCCAAAGCCAACTGAAGCGCTGCTGTATCGTTAGCCACGCCATCACCAACAGCGCCAAAGTCTTTGACACTGACGGTCTGCTCTAACTTTTCGCAGACAGGATATGAGACCGCACCAGTGAATGGTGGGTTGTAGGTCACTCCGCAGGCGTCCGGGCTGATGCCAGTGCCATCTGGGAAGTTGTAGACCATCGAGCCTTTGCTGTCCTGCACCAGGATGCTGAAGTTCACGCCATCAACATAAATCTGAGCTGGTGTGCCTGCGCGTGAAACGTAACCATTGAGCGTGCGCAGGGGCTGTGCTGCCACGATGGTCAGTGCAGCGTCATAGTAGGCCACGACAGGGTTGGTCTGAGGGTTCAGATTTGCCTGGCCAATCCAGATGTACCCGTTATCCAGCGGCTGTCCATCCCTGTCCTGAAAGACAGGGAATGGGACTTGAATCGAGAGTGCGCTCATTGTTGTTGCTCCTGCTCAAATTGTCGTCCTGCCTGTATTGCGTTCTGCAGGTACTGAATTCGTGCGTCCAGAGATTGTGGCAGGTTTGCCTCTCTTGCGAAATCCCCAAACGCCTTGCTCATGGCCGTGCGACGCATGGCCGCCTGGCTCGGATTGCCGCCTTTGGTGGCAGACTGCACAGCCAGCTCCTGGAACTCTGGAGAGGCAAACAGCTTGGCCGCTTTCTGCACGCCAGCGCCCTTGGCTCCAGCCATAAACCCAACGATGTCTGGTGCCACCAATCCACCGCCAGGGACCATGCTGGCAACTCCAGTGGCTGCACGCTGCGCCAGACTGCTGGACATGATCTTGCCCATCAATCCCTCGACTGCAGCCTCACCAAGTATCTGGTTTGCCTTGCCGGTGGTTGGGATGCGAGCCTGTGCGTCTGCGATGCGCCTTGAAATTTCGTAGAGGTCACGCGATGCACGGTCCCACTCTGGCCCCATGATCTTGACCATCTGGGAATAAACAGGCGGGTTGGCACGAAGGCCACGGTAGACCTTGGTGAATTCAGCAGGGCTAAACACAGTCTCGACAGACCCTGCCGCCGCACGGCCTGCCGCCTTACCTGCAGTGACAGACGCCAGCGCCGTGGCCAGCGTCTCCTTCTGCAGCTCCTTTGGCACGACCTTCATCAGCCGGTTGAAGGCAGCGGCATCGCCTTTGGCTGCCGTACTGATGGCCGTCTGCATACGTTGGGCCACGCTGCCATCAATTTCTTTGCCGAATGCGCCAATGATGCGTTCTTCAAGTGCCTTCTGCTTTGCAGTTAACAGATGAGCAGCACGGAGCTGTCTGCGTGTTTCTTCTCCAGCTAAGCGTTCAACGTTGTCAAGTTGATCTTTAGCTAAAGCACCTTCAAGCTGTTTAATTATTCCAAGGTTTAAACTTTTAGAGTAAACGTTATCTGTGCCTGCACGTTTTGCAGCTCCTAAAAAACTCTTTTCAAAAGACAAATCACCATACGTCATGCCTTCTTCGGCTAATTTTTCAAGTTTTTCTATGGCTGGATTATTTTTAGAAGACCCAGGGTAATCTCTTCGAATATCACTGATAGTTTTTTTCAAGCTATCAACGTTTACCGGAGTTTCTTTTAAAACAACGTCTTGAACTTGGTTATAAAGATTTTGTGCATCTTCAATTACTTTCGTCCGAGTTGCTGTAAGCGAATCCACGATCTTTTGTGATGTAAGCCCTGGGGCTGGCCTGCCTTCAATAAAGGCCGCATCGAACTGCTGCGAAATTTCGTCTGCACGCTGGATGGACTGGCGAACAGTATTTTCCCATGCTGCCTCGGCCTCACCTGCGACCAACGCACGGGTCAGGCCCACAGCGCTGCGCACCTGCGGGTTGTCGCTCAGTACGTCAAACGGCACATCAATGCCCAAGCGCTCGGCTGCTGCACGGGCCTCGGGGTTAACCTGGGCCATGTCGACCAGCTTGGCCTTGGCCGCAGTGGACCCTGGACCCATGCCTCCTGCCTTGCGAGCCAGGTTCAACACCTCGCCCACATCGCCAGCCGGAACGGCAGTCCCAGGGGCCGCAGGCGGCACTTCAGGGGCCATCGCCGTGCCCATAGGTGCGCCAGCAGGGCCGGGGGCAGGAGGTGGCGCCTCTGGTGTTGCCGCAGCCATTGGAGGGGCTGCAGGGGCTTCAGGTGCCATCGCAGCGGGTGCTGCAGGAGGAGCCTCAAAGGTTGGCTCGACGCGAGGTGCAGGAGCAGGTGCCGGTGCTCTGCGTGCCCTGCGTGTTGCCGCCGTAACGCCAAGAGGAGTCAGACCACCTGCAACCGATGCCGCAATTTGCCCTGCGGTACCAGCGCCCATTTCCTGGGCTACTTGGCCAGCCGCACCACCAGCAGCTCCGCTGACAGCTTGCAGGCCTGGCTGGGTGGCCAACATGCGACCGACCTCGCGGGTCACAGGAGCCGCTTGGCCAGCAGCAGACTGGATTGCTCGGCCAGCAGCCACCGTGCCTCCGGCCATGCTTGCACCGGCAGCAGTGGCTTGGACAATCTTTTCGGCCTGGCTCCTGGCCTGCGGGACACCAACGCGAGTCAGCAGATCAGCCATCGCATCCGTTGGCATCGTGTACTGCGTGCCAAACAGGCTGTTGATGGTGCTGACGATGGGGTCGCCAACGACCTGGGCCAAGGTGGCTGCACCAGCCCCAGCAATTGCGCCAGGCACAGCGCCAACGCCAGCAAACGGTGCGCCTATTAACGCACCAGCAGCAGCACCAGCGGCAGGCAATGCTAGGCCACGGGTGGCTGCGCCAGCGAGGCCGGACAAAGTGGTCTCCGGTGCTGGCTGACCAGCAAACTGAGCCGACAATGCCGATAGGTCTGTAGCGGGTGCAACAGGAGCCGAAACTGCAGGAGCAGGTGCAGCCATAGGCGCTGCGGCAGGAGCAGATGCTGGGGCTGCTTGAGCGCGTTGCTGGCGCTGCGCATAGGCTGCTTGCGCAGCCTGACCCAGTTGCACATCAGTTGCGCCTTCTGGGCCTTCTAGCTCAATGATGCTGCCATCAGGTGCTTGGACTTTATATGTTGCCATCGTGTTGTTCCATTACCTAATGACTCTGAAGCCAGGCGGCATTGCAGGAGCAGCCGGAGCAGCCGGAGGAATGGCAGGTGCCGGAGCTGCTGCAGCAGGAGCACGAGCACCAGCCCCAGGTCGCTGATAAAAATCGTCTTTGAGAATGGCACCAAGACTCGTGTCGAATCTTGCGATCTCTTCTTCGCTGTACCTGTCCTCACGAATCAGCTTCCTGGCGTGGTCTGCAAGTTTTGCTGTCCGTGTTGCAAAGGCGTCTGCATACTTGGCCATCAACTCGCGGCCTCCTTCAGAATTCGCCAGCGATGGGAATGCCGAGACGAATGCTTTGAATTCAGTGTCTGATGTGGAGCCAGAGCCTGGTGGTCGAAGCTGCGTGGCACCACGAATTGCCAGAGAGTTGGCAAGATCGTTGGCCCTGACGGTCTCGGTCTCAAACCCAAGCGTCTTGGCAAAATCAGCCGTCAACTTGACTGTGGCACCGCCGCCTTTGCCCTTGAGCAAGTCGGCAATGACCTTGGAGTCTCGCGCAAGTGACCTGGCAGACGCTGCAGACGCAGAAAACTCCTGCGCTCTGGGAATGTCCAGTTCTTTGAGCGCCAGCGTCTCGCGCTGCTGGCCCATGTCGATTCTGACAAGTTCTTTGCTGACAGGCTCGATCTTCTGCGTTCCCAGATTTCTTTGATAGACGCCAGGTGGAAGTCCGAGGCTTGCTCTTTCTGCCTCTGGGATGATTGCAAACCCAGGAGCAGGCTTGGCCTCCTCTGCAGCCTTCGCAATGCGAGACTGCACAGTTCCAGCAGCCACATCAGCGTCTGCTCTTTCTTTCCTGACTTGAGCCAGTCTTAGCTCTTGCTCTGCTTTCAGCCTGTCAGGTGTATTTTTTGCCTCTGCAACTTTTCTTTCTGCCTCAGCCACAGAGGCATCTGCATCAGCCTTATTTTTTCTCAAAACATCTGGTTGCAGTTCTGCAGTCCTGCGCTCAGCTCGAATCTTTGTTACGTTGTCGTACCAGTCCTTGCCGAATGCACCCATGCCGGTGTATTCGACCATCTGGGCCGCTTGAGTTGGGCTGACATCAAGGAATTCCAGGGTTGTTTGAAATGCCCTGCGCTGCTGCGGATCAGTCTCGGCTTGGATACGCTGCTCAAGTAAGTTTCGAGCAATTTTTGGATTGGACTCAATAGCCGAGAGAAGCTGGCCATAGAAGAGTTTGGAACTCTCCAGACGCCTTTCGCCCATGTTCTGGCCAATGACCTTCAGCGCATCAAATTGCTGCTTGTTGGCCATTGGTAGGATTGACTCCAAGTCCTCAAACTTGCGGTCTGGATTTGAAAAGAATGTGCTCAGACCAGTCTCAAAAACCCGTTGATTCTCAGTTGCCTGTCTTTGGGCCTCTACTTGTGCTCGAGCCTCAGCAACACCGGCACCGAGCTTAAACCCACCGAGTGCCGCCTCAAAAGGGCTTTGCACATCGACTGCGTAGTTGATCGGGGCTTGGAATGGATTGATGGTGGCCATGTTCTATTCCTCAAAAACCGAAGCCCATGCCAGCCTTGCCGCCTGCACCGTACTGGAAGCCAAGCACCTGAGCAGGCAAGTTGAACAGTCCGCTGAATGCCTTGGCCTCGCCCAGTTCGCCACCGGCACGGGCTGCGCCCTGCTGGGCCAACAGGTTGGCCACGTTGGTGCCAGTCTCCATGCCAGCAGCACCGACACCGGCAGCAGAACGCTGGCCAAGTTGTGTCATGCCGCCAAGGCGACCGTATTGCTGCTCGATGAGGCTGGACAGGAGCTGTGGCCGGAACTCGCTCAGTGCGGCCTGAATGTTGCCGCCACGCAGCCCACCAGTGGCCGAAGCACGCTGCAGCAGGGCTTCCTCGCCTTGCTGGGTTAGTGCTTGGAAAGTCTCGCCACCTCGGATGCGCTCAATGGCCGCCTGCTCTGCCTCTGGTCCTTGCAGGCCAAGCAGAGCCTGCTGCTGTGCAAGTGCAGGAAGTCCTGCCTCTGTGTAAGGTTTGAGCAAGGCTTGCAGCGCATCGAACTGCCTGCGCTGCTCCTCAATGCCTGCTTGAGATGCGCCTGCTTGAATACCTGCGGCCTCACTTGCTGCATCGGCCTGCATCATGCCGCCGATCAGTTGAGAGCCTCCAACGATTAAGCCAGTTACTGGATCAGGCATGGCTGAACTCCTTCATGTAGTCTTCGAGCGTCTCGCCATACAGTTCCATGACTTGAGACGCCGCTTCTGTAGCACGCTGGGTGCCGTGGCACAGCGCCACAGCGATCAGCACAACGTCATAGTATCCTGCACGCCAGACGAATGATCGCGCATCTGCCTTGCCTGCTCGCTCGGCTTGGTCAGATGCCTGCCATTTGAGAATCATTGAGGCCACAATGGGTGAGAGTGTGGGTGCGTTTGCCTGCCAGAATGCGTTCTGTCCCATGCCAACCAGACTGTTCCAGATCACTGCATTGAGGTCTTCTCGCTCGACTGGATCACCGTCGGCCACATCGTCAAAGACTTGAATGGCACCATAGAGCATGAGCAGCCACTCGACGGCTGGCGCAGGAAGCGCGAGAGACCTTTGCAGGTTCTCCTTCAGCCAATCGACACCAGTCATGCGCAGCTCCTGTTCAGGGTGAGCTGCTGGCGGCTCGATAGGCTCAGCAACTGCATTTTCCCACATTTCGACATCCCGTCAATCTTCTTCGTCTTCGCGCTCTTCCCAAGCCTGGCAGACCCGCAGATCGTGGCAGATGAACTCGAGCTTTTCGCAGTAGCCTCTGAAACCAGCGTCGGTGTCCCAATCGTTGCGCGGGATGCGCTCCATCTTGAGCTGCATCTCGACCGAGTTGTCGTAGTACTCGCAGTTTGAGCAGCGCCGCCGACGGGCCTCTTTCTCGTCACACTGCATGGCCTTGCCGACGGCAATCCAGAAGGTCTTGTTGGCGGTCGGCTCGTTGCTGGGGTTCTCGGGACCGAGCATCCAGTCGTCGATGGCGACCTGGGTGTTCTTTTTGTTCTCGGCTGTGGTCAGGAACTCTTCCTCGTAGGGAATGCCACCAAACCCAGAAATCATCATCTTCGGCATCTTTGCGTAGTCCATGTCTTACTCCTTATGTGATCTCGCGGCCAGATGCGCGGATTGTCAACGATGTGGCTGCGCTTGCAATGGTGGAGATGAAACCACTAGGCTCCAAGGCCTGGCCGACCAGCTCTGGGAAGGTGTAGGTCTCGTCTGGTGCGATGGCACGGGTGTCCACGATCAGATTGCTCGCGCCTGCGCTGCCGCCACTGGTCACCAGGTTGACGCTGATGGTCACGTTGCCTGCGCTGGTGTTGGTGGCCGTGAATTTGTCGATGATGGTCTTGCAGTTCGTCGCCGTGTACTGCGTGGTCTGGCTGTTCTCGGCCTGCTTGGCAGGGATCAGCACCTTTATGGATACGGTCATGTCATGCTCCTTATGTGGCTTCGCCGCCGCTGGCGATGATGGTCAGGCCTGCAGATGCTGCCTGAATCTGAATAGTGTCGCCTGCGTTCAGCACCTCGATGCCGTTGTACTGCAGCGCGTTGTTTGCTGGTACAGACACATCGTAAAGGAAGGCATTTCCAGTGCCTGCCGAGCCTGCGGATGGCACCAGGAACACGCGCACATTGATGGCTGCTGCCGTGGTGTTGGCAATGCTGAACTCTTTAAGCAGAGCACGGGTGCTGGCCGGCACGGTGTAGAGCGTGGTCACACCTGTGGTGATTGCTGCCTGGCCAAACTTAGCAGGTGTAATTACATCGAAAGCCATGTGAGCACCTGGTTAGATCGCACGGAGGCGGTTTGGTTTGCATAGGGCAAGATGCCATTGACATCGTGCGACAGCTCCACATTGTTGCGCACCGGGGCCAAGGCCAGCAACTCCAAAGCCTGGGCCAAGCGAGGGATGGCATCCAAAGCCTGCTGCACCTTGGCATTGAGTGCAGCATCATTGACTGCTGTGTCCTGTGCCAGTGCTGCAATCTGCGCCAGCGCCTCATTGGCCGTGGCCGCCGCCGTGTCGGCCTGGTACTCGAAGTCCGTGCCGGTGATGACCTGCAACTCGTCCACGACCGAAAACAGCAGCTCAAACTGCCTGATCTGCTGCTGGTCTGTCAGGAACGCCGCGAGCTGGTCGCGGGTCAGGTTCAGCCTTCGGGAGACGGGTGCGGTGGCCATCAGTACGCCAACGCCTCGATCTGTGCTTCAAGCCGTGCAAACGACACATGGGCATCGCTGTCGCCACGAAAACGTTGGATGCGCCAGTTGCGCATGTGCCCCTGCTGGAACCAAGCCAAGCGCTTGGCAGTGTTGCCAATGGTGCCGACGGCAATGCTGCGGTCCTGGCTCCAGGACAGGCCGTTGACGCTGTAGCTGGTACTGATCTGCGGGTTCTTGCCCAGCGCTACGCTGCCGGTCAGTGCGACCAGCTCGAGGCGGTTAAAGATCGCGCCATTGCCCTCGTTGTAGACGATGATCGTGCCGAACTCCCAGCGCACCTGCTGGCCCCAGTGGTGTCCGGTATCCTGCACCAGATAACCAATGTTGCTGCTTTGCGGATCGCCGATCAGCCACTTGTCGTAAACCCATACGAGGTTGCGCGCGCGGTACTGGCTGAATCCGACCACAGCCGTAGTGAGCGTGAACCAGACGGGCTGCTCGAGCGCCTCGCTGGCCGATGCGTCGTAGACCACAGTGCGGTCTGGCAGGTGGACGTAGAGGTGCTGGTGCGCCTTGTCGTTGCGAGCCTCCAGCTTGACCTTAACCAGTTGCGCTTCGGTGTATTGCAGGAGCAGGTTGTCGATCTCCTGCGTGCTGATTTTCTGGGTGGTTGCTGCTGCGCCAAGGTAGATGCCTGGCGCTTCGTTGCGGCCACCGCCCAAGAATGCGATGCGCTCCAGATATGTGCAGCAGGCATGCGTGCCAAGCACGCCCTTCTGAACTTGTGCGCCGTCGATGCGTGCAAACGGGAACACCGAGCCGCCCACGTTGTCGAACACCTCGATGGTGTTGCTGTTCAGTGCATAGACTTCGTTGCGCAGCTTGATGAGTGCCACCACAGGGTCTGGGTCAACCTCAGAACTGCCGTACTTCAGCGGGTTGACTTGGGTCGGGTCCGTCAGCTCGGTGACGACCAAATTAGCACCGTCAGTCGTCATGAAGTAGCCATCTACCCATGCCACATCAAGCACCACGCCAAGGTCTGGATCGGTGACTTGACGCAAGATTGGAGCCGTTGGGTTCCAGACCAATGTTGCTGTGGTGTTGACTGGAATCCAATAGTACAGGCGGCCACCGGACGCAATGGCCAGCACATCGAAGCTGTAGTCCATCGTCACCAGTTCTGTGGTTGGCCCACCAACATCGCCAAGCACAGTCACAGCGCCAGTGCTGGACACTGACACCAACTTGGTGCCCATGACCCGATAGCAGACGCCGTTCCAGTTAATGCCGCCACGGTCAACACCTGGGCCGCTGCCGTTGGCCACGATGCCGTCACCAGGACGCAGAAAGCCATTGCTGATGCCAGACGCCTTTGGCACCGGAACCATGTTTACAGGGTATGCGGTGCGCAGCTCTGGCGTGTTGTCAGCGTAAATGCCGGATAGGATTGGAACTTGCATTCAGGTCACCATTTTTCGCGGTTTGCCCAGTATGCAGCACTCATCTTGCCCTTGGCAATGTTGGCAGCGTGCCTGGCCTTGAAAGACTCGCGCCGAGTCTTGTCGGTATTGGACTCGCCTTCCTTCTTTGGGCTGCCAGAGACGCCCTGCTGGCCGAAGCGAATGGTCTTCACTTGGTCGCCGACCTTGGCCACGACAACGTGGCTTTTGGTCGGATGCGATGGCGTGCGCTTGGGCTTGTTGAAGCCTTCGACGCCAACACGGGCGAGTCTTGAGTCCTTGGTGGCCATGGTCAGAAGCTGCAGATCACGTTGTAGCCTTCCAATGTCACCACGTTGTTGGCCACGGCTGGCTGTGCGGTAATCAAGAAAACTTGATCGAGCGTGGTGTCTTCGGTGATGACGACAGTGGCTGTCCCATTGAGTCCGTGGCCGGTGGCGGCCAAGGCACTGGTGACCAGTGTGCCGTTGCTGCGGTTGTAGACATCTTTCTGAATGCTTACGCTGGCATTGCTTGTGCCTGCAACGGCTGAGATGGCGCTGCCGCCATAGCTAATGCCAATGTTCTTGGCGTTTGCGGTGTTGGTCATTGAGAACTGAGCGTTGACGATCATTCCACCTTTGAGGCCCATTGACCAGGCTGGAATGACGACAGAGCCGAGCGTCAAAACGGTGTTGGCCACGGCCACGACTGCTGTGCCATACCAGACCAGGGCGGTCTGAGTGCCGGACTGTGTGCCGCTGGTGGTGACTGCTGCACCGCCTGCCGAGGTGGAGACGGTGAAGGTGTTGGCCGACAAAACGGTCTTAACGTAATACGTGGTGTTGATCGCCAGGCCAGTGGGCAGTGCACCTGTGGTGGTGAAGCGGATGGTGTCATTGACCGAACGGCCATGTGCTGTCCATGTGACCACGCCAGGGGCTGCGATGGTGATGGTGACGGTGGATGCGACATAAGCCAGATCAATGGTCACAGCAGTGCCGGTGGTGTCAGTATCCAGAGCTGTGACCGGATACAAGCCGGTCACACCAGTGCCGCCAGTCCATGTGGCATAAACGCTTGCACCGACTGCCACGGCTGCTGTGAGGCCGTGAGCGCCTGCGCTGTTCAAACGAACTTTGCCTGCGTTGTTGTCATAGGTCAAGGTCGTGAAGGTGGCAGCAGGTTGGACGATGCTGACTGGTGTGGTGCTGTTGAGCACCAGGGCTGGAAAGCCACGAAGAATCGGCTGCGCACCAATGTCGTATTCAACTTGTGCGCTGCGGTTCTGGATGCGAATGGTACGGTCTTGACCATAGGGGCCGAAGGTCTGGGCGCTGTTGGTCAGGGTGGCCAATGTGGTGTACAGCCATTGCTGGCCTGGGTAAGCCTCTTGCAACTGGACTGTGGTGGCCTCATTGCCTGTGCTGCCAATGCTGATGGCCTGACCTGCTGGGATTGGTAGGTCAGTGTTGCCGAAATTGAGGGATGGCTGGATGAACATGGGGATCTCCTTGGATGGTGTTTAGGCGACGCGATACCAGGAATTGGTGGCCTGGTAGAAGCGCACGGTAAAGAAGGCATTGGCGGCCATGGTGGTGGGTGCGCCAAAGGCTGCTGCTGCGCCATTCAAGGCCAGCGTGAAGCTGGTGATGATCTGGGTGGTGGTCACCAGCACTTGGGTGCCATCAGGCACGCCAGTATTCAGCGGCAGCGTGACCGTGCCAGCAGCCAAAGTGCCAGCAGGCTGGATCAGCATCCACTGCTGCTCGGTGGTCGGAGTCGGCACCGTGATGTTAAAGCCAGTTCCAGGCGTGTACAGGTTGGTGGCCACCGTCGGGGCTGCAAAGGTGGTCTGGAAGTATTGCAGGAGCTGCGTGATCGAGACCTTGCGTGCGTCGCCATTGTTGGAGACGTAGACCGGCAAAAGGTCGCCGCCAGAGACCTGGCTGATGCCAGAGAGTTGATTTATGGTTGGCATAGTTCTGGTTCCTCAGTTGTACTCGAGTGGGCCGTCCTGGCCTGCCAGGACTGGATCGACGGGTTGGCGCAGGAAGGGGTCGTCGTAGACGCGCCAGGGCTTATTGCCTGCACCGCTTGGCATGGTGCCAGGCATCTGCTGGAGCATCGGCATGGCCGCACGGGACAGGAGCGTGTTGTAGGACTCCTTGGCCGTGGCCTTGGTGTCTGGCATCACCTGTTTGCCGTAGCTCGGGGCCAGCTTGATGGCCAGGTTGGTGTAGATGGCCTCGTTGGAGCTGTCCGGCACGTTGGTCTGCTCGTCTAGGTCGCTATCCTGTGGGCTGGATGGAAGCGGGTAAGCCAGCCGGATGCCCAGAGCATTCCAGGCAGCCATCATGGTGTCGAGCCTGCGCAGTGCTGACTGCATCTGTTCTGGGCCGAGGTCGAAGGCGTAGGAGGCCAAGCCGATCTCGTCGAAGGCTTGCTCGATGAATTGGCGCTTGGTCCATCCCATGTCATTCTCCTGTTTTCTCGGACAGCCGATCTTGGATCAATTGTCCCAGCTTTTTGTCCCTTGTGCGACCGTCAAATCGGATGCCGAGTTCTGTGGCCTTGGCCTCCAGCTCTTCACGGGTTGGCGCTGCGTCGTCGTCTGGTACTGTGTCCACAGATTCAACAGCCTGGGCTTGTGCCTGGGCTGCCGCTTCTTCTTGCTCACGCAGCAGGCGGTAATTGATGCCGTCGATTGGACGCGATGGCTTGCGTACCTTCACGGGCTTCTTTCCTCTGAGGTACTTTGGAATCAGAATGTTGTCTTGCATCACTTGGCTTTTTTCTTCATGGGCTTGGCTGTTTTTGCAGCGGCCTTAAAAGCAGCATCTGTGGGTGCGCCTTTGCTCCCAGGCTTGCGCATGCGCTCAGGCGTCTTGCCTGCAGCCTTCTGGCGTTCGATGCGCTCGCGCTTGGCTGCGATGTTGGCGTAGAGACCGGCTTTCACTTCTTGGCCTTTGCCGGTGCCTTGCTGGGCTTGCCAGCCTTCATTGCGGCCTTGCGTGCGGTGGACAGCGCCACGGCCACGGCCTGCTTCTGAGGCATGCCAGACTTCATCTCCTTGGAGATGTTCTTGCTGATGGATTTCTGCGAGTAACCTTTGGTCATTGGCATGGTGCGCTCCTTGATGATGAAAGAGGGAAGGGGCCGAAGCCCCTTCCCTCAACCTGCTGCTTACTGGTTGAACAACAAGATGCCGGACATCTCGGGGTTCTTGTTCACCACACCAAACAGGGTGTCAAGGCGGTACTTGATCACCATGCTGTCGATGTCGTAGAACTTCTGCATGACCAGCTCGATGCCCTGGTCGGTGCTTGCACGCATCACTGCGACACCAGCATCCGAAGGCACAGCGTAACGGCCAGGCAGAATCTCCAGAGAATCACGCTGCCAGAACACGTTCACCGCAGCGGCATTCACGTTCAAGAAAGTGATGGCGGCTGCATCGGCAGCGATGGCCACTTCCACGTTCTTGTACTGCAACTGAGCGTCGGTTGGAGGTGTAGCACCGATGGTTTGAGCACCGATGATTGGAGGCGTGATCACCAGGCTGGTGCCACCGGCTGGAACGCTCACGACACGGAAGGTCTTGAGCTGGCCAGTGGACTGCTTGGTGATGTGGTGCACTGCGTACACTTCGGCAATGGTGAAGGCATCGCCAGGGGCGATGTTGGCCGAGGTGTTAACGGTGACGGTCTGGAAGCGGTTGTCCACGTTGATCTGGCCGCCGACCGAGGTCGAGGTGGCCTGAGGAGCGTAGTTAGCTTGCGTGTTCGAACCATTGGTGTCGATGCGAACACCAGAACCACCAGCAGCGGCTGCTTGGCGGTTGGCGTAGTCGAACTTATAGGTGTCAAAGCCTGCGACCATACCAACGAAGCTGCGCTCGTAGGCACGATCCGACTTGGCATTGCCGAACGAACGCGAAGCCTGCGACAAGTTACCGGCCAGACCGTTGTAGTCACGGCTGGACAGACCCATGAAGCGGTCGTAGTTCGAAACTCCCTGTTCGTTCATGATAGTGTCGCACAAAGCGATGTCATCATAGTCACCGGCAGCGGCAGCAATCGGCACAACCAGCGAACCAAGGCTTGCAGCCGAGTTCATGATTGCGACGTTGATGTCGGAGGCCAGCTTCTGCTTGGCAGACTCGCCCAGACGGCCTTCTTGCAGCGCATCGCGCAGCTCAAGCGTGGTCATCTCCCAAGGCACGGTCTGGCTGAAGCCCAGGGTGGCAGGAACTGCCAACTGGGTCATGCCCTGATAGGTCACCGGGGTGCCTGGGGTGCTGCTCTGGGATTGAGCGATGTAAGGCTGGGGACGCCAGATGGTGTTGTTGGCACGCTCCATCATCGTCTGATCTGTGTTGTAGATGTTGACGTGACGGGACAGGACCAGCGCATCTTGGAAGCCTTCGAGAAGGTCTTCAAACGCGACGCGCTCTTCTTTCGAGAAACTATTGGACATGATTAATTCCTATTTCAAAAAATCAGTTTTTGGATGCTGCACGCTTCTGCGCCTTGTACTGGATGACCTTGGTCATGTTGCCAGTACGAGCCGCTTCTTCTCGCAGCCGTTCGAGGGTTGAGTCCACCGCCCCAGATACTCGGCCAGTTCCTGACACTACTCTCTCGGGTGGCGGGGCTGCCTTACGGTTTGTAACTTTCAATTCTTTCTCCAGTTTCGCTACCGCAAAGGCAAACTTCACGGGGTCTTTAATATCGGACAGCTCCTTGGCCTTCTTCGGATTCTTGCCGAGTGCGTAAATAACGAGCGCAGGGTTATCTGCACCTTGAAGCACCACGCCCTGCTGGGTGATGTTGAAGAGTTCCTGGGCCACGGCCTCGGCATCCTCAAAATCTTTGACTCGCAGCTCGGCTTTCGCCCTGCCGTAGCCATCCAGCTTTGCCTTCCACGCCTTCTGCTGATTCATAACTTCAGCTTCCTGCGCGGTCTGCATCTCGTCGGCTTTTCGCTTGCGCTCAAACCAACCAGCCAGTGCCTCCTCGAATTTGTCAGCGTCGTAGTCGTGATCTTCCAGCTTCGGCTTTGGCCCCAGCACGACCGGCTTGGTCTCAGTCTGTGCGGTTGTCTGCAGCTTGCTCTGTAGCTCGCGGTTCTGACGTTGCAATTCTCGGTTCGTCTTACGCAGCTCGCGCACCCATTCCGGCGCATGAGTCTGTTCTTCGGGAGGTGGCGCTTCCTCACCAATGGAGACGATTACCTCGTCCGACTCGCCCTCGCCATCTTCGGCATTCTGTCCATCGCCCTGGTCACCAGTGGATTGATACTCGCTGGTTTCTTGCTCAGAGCCTTGGCCTTCGTCCTCAATAACTACGGTTTCATCGTCTTGGCTTTCATCTCCTGATACTGCCTTTTTACTCATTCTATGACCCCATCAAACTCACCCATTGACACGGCTGGGTGGATGCCGTTTATCACATTCTCGCGCTTTTTCATTTACCTGACAACAGGCTGAATGATCTGGCCACGCAGAATCTCCTGCACGGCTTCTGCATTTGTGAGCGCCATGTTCTGGGCTGTCTCGTCAACCTTGCCGAGCGTCTCGAGCGTCTTGGCACGGCTGAGTTCTGCGTCGGCCACGGTCTTGACGGTGTTGGCACGGGCCTGCGCCGCCTTGGCGGTGGCCTCCTCGGCAGCGGCCTGGAGGTACATGGCATTCGGGTCTTGGGGCTTGCCCTGCATCTCGGCCATGAGGTCTTTGGCTTCTTCCTCGGTCGGCTCAACCACGCCCATGCGCAGCAGCTTCTTGCGGAAGTAGGCATTGGCATCGCCGACGCCCTCGCCCTCCATGTTCATCATGGCCATCGCCGTCAGCACCTGTGCGGTCTCTGGGTCTTGCGTGATCGAGAGCATGCCGGTCAGTGCCCTGACGGTCGCCTGGCGCTTGCTCGAGCTGGACGGGCCGACGTCTGCAATCACATCGAAGGTGGCGCTGGACAGATCGTTTTCCATGACCACCTCTCCGGTCTCCTGGTCGATGGAAGGCTGCATCAGTTCGACCATGCCAGCCTCGCCAGTGGCCGCGACCGTCTTCATCTTGCGCTTTTCTTCGGTGTAGATGTCACGGGCCATCGAGAGCCAAATCTCGCCGCAGCGCTTCATGCCCTTGGCAAAGTTGGACATGTAGATGTAGGCCTGGCCATCGACTCTGGCCTGAATCATCTCGACGGCCTTGCCGGAGATGTTGCTCACCATCTTGTCAGCGCCTTGTTGATTGCCCAAGATGTCCTGCATGTCGGTCTCGGTGATCTGCAGGAGCGCGGCCATTGCCGGTGGGATTTGTGGGCTTTTCGTGTAGGCCACCGGACCGCTGACGGCCTGGTTGCCGTTCTGGTCTGTGATCGGGTTGATCAGCAGGTACGGGTAGTCCTTGAGGTTGTCCTCAGACCACATGACCTGATGGCCAGCCACCTGCTCAGGCGTGAGGATCGGTTTCTCGACGCTGGATAGTGCGCTGATCTCGCCCAGCTTGGAGAGCTGCATGTTCTTCAGACGCTGGGCATCTTTGGCCAGGCGCACATGGCCCATGCAGCGTTCCACGTTGTCCACGAACCACCGCTTGCCGTAGACGACCACGATCGGGATGCAGTTGCCTGCGATATAGCCAGCGTCCTCAAGCACTCGGCCACCGGACATGACGTACTTGCGCACGCGCTTGCGCTTGACCTTCTTCTGGCGCACCTCGCGGGTGCCGATGGCGGCCAGCGTGTCCTCGAGGGTCTCGTCGGCTGCAAAGTCGGCCTGGCTGTAACGCTCCTCGGTGCCGTCAATGGCCTGGAAGATGCGAATTGTCTCGGTCTTTTCCTCGACCTTGAAGTACTCGGCCACGTAGACCACATCAGGCGTGCACCAGTCGAACTCGTACTGGTGGATGATCTTGGGCCAGTCGGTCGGGTCGTCGCCCCAGGTGTCCTTGTATGCCTGGCGGGTCATGCTGGTGACCACAAAGCAGAACTTGGCGTCGCTCTTGTCCTGGCGCTTGGCACCAAGGTCGAAGAACACCGAGCTGTCAGCGTCGAAGATCGGCTCGATGCGGATGCGCTGCCGGTCGTCCTCTGGGTCTTCCTCGTCCTCGTAGACCGTGCGCAGACGCCAGGCTCCGATGCCACCGCCGACCGCCTCCTCGAAGGCGTTGTCGTAGGCCTCGTCGGCCACGGAGGCCTGCTCGTCGGCACGGTACAGACCGTCGCAGACCTCGGCCAGCTTGTCGTTCTCGGTGCCATCCTTGGACACAAAGTCCACCGTGATCCGGTTGTTGCGGTACTCGTTGACCACTCGGATCACGGCCAACATGATCTTGTTGACCTCGAATTTAGGCTTGTTCTCGTACTGGTCCCAGAGTGGGCCTTCCCACTGGCTGCCTGCCAAAGAATAGAAACGCCGGTCCTGCAGGCATTGCAGGCGCTCGTCGCGCAATGCGCTCTGAACGTCGTCGAACTGCGCCAAGGCTTCTGAGTGAAGATTGGCAAGGCGCTGGTCGTTGGAGATTCTGGCCATAGATTAGTTCCTCAATTTGTGCGATTGTCTCACCACTTCTTTACGTTTGGCAAAGGCGTGAAGACGGCAGGCTTGGCCGCACTGGACCGCCGCACCGCCTCGCAGGCGTATCGCAAGGCGTCGATGACGTGGTTTTTCTTGTCCTCCAGGATCGGCAGAATCTTACCTGTCAGTGGGTCTTGCTTATAACTGTAAAGGGTCAGCTCGTCAATCGTGTGGATGCAGCGTGGGTGGACAACGATGTCGTAATTCTTCAGAAACTCAATGCCTTCCTCTACCGACTTCGGGCCTTTGACCGCCGTCATGATCTTTGGAAATCCGTTCTTCTTCATGTGGCTGATGGTTTCCGGCCTGGCCGAGTCGGCCACGATGGGCCACTTTTCGGACTCTGGCACGGTCATGAACAGCTCAGGCGTGTTCACGATCTCACAGCCCACCATATAGGCTTCGTGGTCGATGTACAGGGTGCGGCCAATGATGTGGCAGCGCACCAGCACGGTAGGATCGATGGCAAAGCCCCAGTCAGCGCCGAGCCTGTGGATGGCGTCTCTAGGTGCCTCGAACTCGTCGATCTTCCAGTTCTTGAAGACCCTGGCGCTGCTGTTGGTCAGGTACTGGCCCATCCAGACATGGCTGTACTTGTCCGGATCGCGCCGCTTGTCGTACTCCATCTCGTCGCGCAGGACGTCTGGAAACCAAGGGTTGTCGGTGAAGTTCACCTTCAGGACTGTGGCATCCTTCGGTGGCGTCGGGCCGCGCAACAGGTGATCGACAGGATCGGTCTGCTGGCGCGGGTTCCAAGTGAACCACAGCTCGGACTGGGGCTTGCGGATTGTTGGCCGCAGCAGGTCCAGGCTGGTCTGGCTCAGGCTCTGGGCCTCCTCCACCCAGGCGCAGTCGTAGCCCTCGAGCGACTTGATCGAGTCGGCTGTGTGGTTTTGCATGCCCTGGAAGATGATCATGCCATCGCCCTTCTTGGACTTGATGACCGCCTCTTGGACCTCGAAGTAAGCACCGGCATTCATCTGCTCGATCTTGGTCTCGAGCAGGCGCTTGACCGACTGGGCCAGCGACTTCTGGATTTCACGCACGCAGACGCTTCTGCGCTTTTGGTCAATGATATGGGCCTCGATCATCAGCTCGGCAAACATGTGGGACTTGCCCGAGCCACGGCCACCGTGAGCGCCCTTGTAGCGCGCAGGCTCCAGCATGGGCAGCGCCCACTCTGGGGTCTCAATCTTGAGAGTTTGCTTTGCCACGGACAATCACTCGTTCGATCTTGGTGAACTCCAGCGGCACACCATTTGCGCCGGTCAGCTCGTGCTGCTGGGTTTCCTTCCAGCGCATCTGGGTCTTGGACCACCAGATGGCTGCGGTCGTGTCGCCTGCCATCGCCTTTTGATGCAGCGTGCGGCCAACGCCGGTGTTGGCTTTGGCCTTGCCCGACACCAGCTCACGCTCAAAGTGCTTGGTCAGGGTTTCTACTGAGATGCCTTCTCGCACCAGGACAGCGATCTGCTCCAGCGGCAAGCCGTAGCCGGAGAAGGCTTCGACCTGTTTGCGCTCCTGCTCAGTCGGTTCAAAAGCCATCCGGCCAGCGTTTTCACGTGCGCCTCCGTGGGACTTTGTGTTTTTTAGAACCGGTTTTTCAAGTTTTTGTTTCTTGGTTGCCATTTGTAACCTCCGCGAAAGGTTGTCCAGTTTCTGCGTGAATTGCTATTTTGCCTGTGAATTGCTGCCAGCGTTTCACGATGACGTCGCAATAACGTGGATCGAGTTCCATCAGCATTGCGACTCGACCGTTCTTCTCGGCTGTGATCAAAGTGGTGCCGCTGCCGCCAAAGCTGTCGAGCACTACGTCGCCGCCTTTTGTGTTGTTCAGGAGCTGGTACTCAAACAGAGCCACGGGTTTCATGGTCGGGTGTTCGCCGTTGCGAGTTGGCTTGTCGAACTCAAGGATGGTGGTCTGCTTGCGGTCGGCTGCCCAGAGGTGGCCTGCACCTTCTTTCCAGCCGTACAGGCAAGGCTCGTGTTTCCAGTGGTAGTCCTGCCGCCCCATGACGAGGGAGGACTTCTTCCAGATCAAACACTGCCGCACCGTCCAGCCAGCGTCTTTGGCAGCGCCTCGGAAGTTGTAGCCCTCGCTGTCAGCGTGCCAGATGTAAAACACCGCGCCGGGTTTCATCACCATGTCGGCAGCCGTGTAGGCGTCGCGCAAGAACTGTCGAAACTGATCGTCGCCCATCTCGTCGTTCTTGATGGTCAGCTTTTCTTTTGTGCCGCCTTCGTACGCCACGTTGTAAGGTGGATCTGTCAGCCAGATGTCCACCAACTGACCGCCAGTGAGTTTGGTCAGGTCATCGATGCTGGTCGAGTCTCCGCAGAGCAGCCGGTGTTTTCCCATCACCCAGATGTCGCCTGGCACCGTGGTTGCTGTTTCCTGAACAATTGGCGCATCGTCCGGGTCGGTGAGGCCGTCAGTGCCTTGCACCGGCATAAGTGCTTTGATCTCGTCGTCGGTGAAGCCAGTCAGCTCAAGGTCAAAACCGAGATCACCCAGCTCGCCCAGCTCGATGGCCAGCAACTCGTTATCCCACCCAGCATTCAGCGCTAGCTTGTTGTCTGCGATCACGTAGGCCTTTTTCTGTGCATCAGTCAGGTGGCCAAGTCGGATGCACGGGACTGTATCAATTTTCATGCTGCGTGCCGCCATGACTCGACCGTGTCCTGCAATGATTCCCCCCCCCCATCAATCAGCACCGGATTGGTGAAGCCAAATTCCTTGATCGATGCAGCAATCTGGGCCACCTGTGCGTCGCTGTGGGTTCTGCTGTTGCGTGCGTAGGGAATGAGCTTGTCGACCGAGATGTACTCGATCGATGCTTTTAAATCGTGGGTTTTCGTGGTCATGCTGCATTCTCCTTCATGTTTTGGATTCGCGCCAGTTTCATGGCATCTTTGAGGTCGAGCCTGAGCTGCTCGTTTGCGGCCTGCTCGTCCTGCAGCCGGAGGTAGCACTCGGTCGCAAACTTGGCCAAGGTGTCGAGCTGCCAGGTCTTGAAGTCTGGGGTCTCTCGGTGTTGCTTCATGTTAGTGCCTGCTTACTTTCCTGTGGATAACTTTGTCCCTGATTTTCCGCATCCCGTTGCCCCTACCGCCCCTAACGTATACGTTTTAGGGGCGGGGAGGGGCGATTTAACGGGCTTTTGCCCCTAACCCCTAAAAACCCCTAGGGGCACTCAGGGGCGTTTAGGGGCGATTTTGTCCCCCATTTTTTTGCATCAGCATGGCACTTGCCTGGGCCTTGTTGATGAAAATCCAGCCGTGTTCAGTCGATTGCAAAGCGCCCGAGTTGAGCATTTGCGAGATGATTCCATCCGGTCTGGATGCCTCGGTTTTGTTCTTTGCGGTGCGCTCGGTCGCGCCATCTTTGACCAGAAGCTCACGCAGCGCCGACCTGCTGACGTAGGGAAAACCCTCGCGCTCTTCGGCACCCGAGGCCCACCAGGCACGCTCGACTGTGCGCACGTTCTCGTCGTGCTTTGTAGGTTTTTTGTGGGGTTTCGTGGCATTTGCATCATCATCTGGGATGGCCACGCAGGTGGTGGCTGCGCCGCCGAACTTGGATGTGCCCATC